CTTGCTCCTATACTTGCTCCAACTCCAACCTCAAGACGATCAGTTACTGAAGTAACACCAGTCTTAGATTGCAGTACAAGATTGCCAGTTAAACCTTCAATAGTTCTATCTGCAACTTCAGTTCCACCAGGAACACCCTCTGTTGCAATACCAATACCACCAATCCATGCTCCAGACCACTCTTTTCTATGTGTTCCGAGATAAGCATCCTCAGAATGATCAGGGAATAATCCAGTATTAAACTGAACACCACCGTGGAAATGTCCTGTTCCACCAACACTTACATCACCACAAATATAAACACTCTTCTGAACACCAATACCACCCTTAGTTACAAGTGAACCTGTAGTACAAGAAATAGAATCGGTATCATTTGTAATATTGGTTAATTCTGTAATTGTAATTGGACCGTTAAGTTTAATATTATTATTAACAATCAATTCTCCATTATATGTAACTGGTCCATCAAACTGTGAAAGAATTTGGTCAGATTTACCACCCTCAACTAGGATTCTTTCTTTAACAATAACCTCATCAAATACAACACTTAAACGTGAAGGATCTTGACCAGTAACAGTTGGTACGGGAATATCAAATGTTTGTTGTGTACCTGAAGATGCAGAATACTTAGTATTACCAATGAAGAAATCACCATCACTGTTCATACCAGTGTAAACAATCTGTCCAGCATCTCTTTCTTGTGCTTGAGCAAGGAAGTTTTCTCTATCTGTTAGAGTTTTATTCTGAATCTGTGGTAAACCAGTTGAATAGTTACCTGGTCCATACCCAAGATATTCAAACGTCTGTCCAGATGCCCTAAGAATAGATGGTCTACGGAATTCAACAGGAATTGGTTTAATCTTCTTAATTAATGCTCCAGTAAAGTGATTTTCTTTTTGTGTTCCAAGATAACCACGAATTGCTTGAATTTGATTGGTTCCAGCTCCAGTTAAACTACTACTAGAAACTCGTAAAATCTCATTTCCAACTTGAATGAAACTACCAAGTTCAAATCTTGCAGTCGTACCAACACCAACACTTCCAGCACCAGTACGAGATTGAACAGCAAATGTAGCAATACCTGTAGTTACATCAGTAAGAATATCTTCCTGAAGATATGCAAATTCATTATCATAGAAAGGAATACCTCTTGATCCTAGATTTTCACCATCAACATCAGAAGTTAAATCATTGGCATTAAATCCATGCTTAAGGATACGAGCAGCATTTCCACTAATACCTGTAGCAAGACCCATCGTAGTCATTACTGCTAAAGTATTAATACCAACTACATCACTAACAACATAATCTCCAATATTATTATCAGAAGAATCAAGTGCTCTTACTCTATTACCAATTACCAATCCATGAGCAGATGTACAAGTAACAGTTGTAATACCTACAACAGAGTTATAAACCTGAGAAGATGCTGATGCTGATGGAGCAACGTTAAAGATATATTGTCCTGGATATATCGTAGGATCTCCAGTTGTTGCTGCAATAGAAAGAGTATTTTTAGAAAGAACATCTACAATTCTAAAGAGTCCGTCTGATGCAGTACCAATACCAGTTACCTGAAGTGAATTATTCTTTGAAGAAGAAATTACTGAGCTATTAATACCAATAGTTGCATTATTAAAACCATCAAGTTTTAATGTTGCTCCAGTCTGATATCCTGATCCACCTGCTTGAACTTCAAGTGATGTTACTGAATTTCCTGCTCCAGAAACAACTACCTTTGCAGTTGCACCATTCCAACTATTATCATTATTTAAAAGTTTAACATTATAATAAGTTCCTGGTGTATATGCTTGAGCATTTCCAGTAATAGTACTATATCCAACAATACCACCTAATCCATGCTCTAAAGTTGTAGTAATAGTTCCAATACCACCAGAAGGTGCAGAATAAGAACTTACTACAGGACCTATTCCAAATTTCTTAACTGCAATATCAAGACTTTCTCTTGAAATACTATTTTTAAGATCATTTGTTACAACATCACCAAGAGGAGATCTCTTCGCAAAAGATTTTGCAGAAGGTGGATTATCATCAAAATTATCACGATCTAACTGAGGATATATATTCTCAATTTTTTGCCCATATCTATAATCAGTAAATTCATTTGCAACTGCATTATCAGCATTCAAAATATACAAATGGTAAATACCATCTTGAACATTAAACTCATATGGAGTAATAGTTTCTCTTCTATAAAGATAGAGGTTTGATTTTAAATCATTTCTTTCAAATCTAGGAAGACTAATATCTCTTACATCTGAATTTGTACCAGAGAAAATACCAACATTATGAACTAAACCATCAATATCGGTTGTTGAATATGTAAAAGTATTTCTATCAGAAATAGATGTAACAGAGAAATCACCATTAAATCCAGTAACTCCAGCTCCACTTGGGTTTACTGAGGATTTTACATTTTTAATAAAAACTCTTTCACCAACATTTAAATTATGTGGTTCTGCTGCTGTTACAGTAACTACCTTATTAGCACTATCATATGTGCATGTACTAATAAACTTATTATTCCTCTTATAAGAATAATCACTCTGTGTAATTGATGCTAAACTAAACTCAGAATTTGAAAGTGCTCCTGTTGTACTAGATTCCTGAAGAATAAATCCTTCACTAGGATCTTTTGCGTTTACTGCTTCTTTTGGAATTACAAAACGAACCTTATATATTTTTTCATCAATACTTCTATTATCAGCAATTCTCTTAAAATAAGTAACATCCGTTCTTGGTTCAGTAAATCCTGAAGGTCCAAGAGTAACAATACTATTGTAAATATCATTAGCTGCTGATGTATGAACAAACCATCCACCTTGAACAGAATCATACTGAATAGGAGATCCAATATCTCCTGAATCTCTATCCGAAACCCTACTCTTTATTCTTAAAGTATCACCACCATATAATGCAAGAGCAGTACCATTTTTAGCATTAGTTAATGATGAAGCAACTTTAATTTCATTACCAACAGAAGTTGTAATTGTATAATATTTCTTATTTTCAATTATATTTTCTGGTAGATCTCCATTATCACTAACAAGAATTATAGTTTCACCCGTTTGTAGATCATGATTACCCTCCAATACTAAAGTATCATAATTAGGAGCAGAAGTTGTAGTACTTACAATATATTCTTTATTAGCAGAAATTGTTCCTACTGTAGCAGTTACACCCGCACCAAGTGTATTATCAGACATCTGAATCTGAACATTCTTAGTGCCAACACCATTAGGAAGATCTAAGTATAATAAATCACCACTTCTTGCACCAACCCTATAACCCTGAATTAGATTAGGTGGTACATTATCTTTAGTATTAAATCCATACAAGTATAAATGACTTGAAATACCAGTATTAATAGTCTTAGCAACATCTATTGAGATCCAATCAATAGATGATTGTTTCCAACTAGGAACTATTTTTGGTGATATAATAGACGTAATATATCCATGATTATCCTTACTAAATGCTTCTTTCTTAAATCCTTCTGCATGAAGTGCAAACTGACCAAAGTTAGAGTTAGAGTTTGTAATTGAAGCATCACCACCAGACTCAGCAGTAAAATGCTTATTAAAACCAATAGCAAAAACAGATACAATCTGAAGAATTGAATCCTTTACAATCTTAATATGAGCAGTTTCCCAACCTTTTCTATAAACAGCATCTTGATCCAAATGATAAACTCTCGCACTATCAGTTGATGATGATTGTGATGCAAGTTGAGCACCAGTAACTTTTGTAATTGGTAGACCACTATATGATCTAGTTACAGGATCATATTTGACGAATGCACGGTCATCCTTCTGTAGTGAAATACCAGTAAACTGGGCAACAACCATACTTCTAAATCCAGAAGACTCCTCACCAGAAGCCCTCATACCATTCATACCCCATACAGAACGCATAGAGCAGTTAAAGATATATGGTGATGAACCCTTTACACTATCAGTTTCAATAGTAACCGTAGCAGCACCACCTGGAGATGCAGGTAGATTATTTCTTACAAATGGTAACAAATATGTAAATGTTTTCTTACCAGTTACAGAAGTAACAACAGTTGAAACATTATAATCATTAACATTAACACCACGAATCTTAATTGGTGTACCAACGGTCAATCCATGATCTGTCTCTGTGTTAACCGTAATAATTGGACTTGGAGTTGCACTATCTCCAGAAATAATACTTGTAATATTAACTGGATCAGTTGCAAATGCACCAACAATTTCCCATTCTGGTCTCTCTTTTGAAAATGCTTCTGGAGCAATTGGGAATTTTTGCTGAGAATCAATTCTTCTACCAGAACCTTCATTAAATGCATTGGATAATTTTGCATAATACATATCCAAATCAGTCTCATTATACCCAGTAGGTACAGTGACACCATCAGCATACTCAAAACAAGTTAATTTATGGTGAGAGAATGTTGGAGTTGCTAAATTACCAGAACCAGAAGTGAATACTTTATTATCAGTATATACTAATTCACTATCGTCAGCATCAAACATGCTGAACTGCCAGAAATAACATTGACCAGTAATTCTGAATAATGCAGAATTAGGAATATTAGGATCAGTTGGGTTTGGAACATACTTGGGACGAATCTTAGTCTTTCTAAGATCTAGTCCAACAAGAGATGTACCTCTAGGTAATATAATACCACCATGAATACTATTAAACTTATATAATATATTGTCTTCTTGTGTTATATCAAAATTAGAATCTAAATCTAAACCAAAAACATCTTGAGCATTTGATGTTATTGCACCACCAGGTGAAATTGCTTCTGCAACACTGGTAGATGTTTTTCTAATACCATAACCAGGTCTATTATCAATAGTATGATCACCTGGATATACTAAAATAGTTGTTCTTGAATTATAGTCGTTATCGTTTCCTACTACATATGAAAATCTTGCTGCTTCAATTAATGCTCTCTGAATCGTCTTAAACGGTTTCGTAAGAGAATTACCCTGATTTGTTATACTGTCAGTAGCATCCAAGTCATTGGAGTTTACATATAGAATTCTACCCTCATAATTCTTGATAAAATTCTCTAACTTATTAAGAGGCATTGGAATATATTATAAATTTTTGGTTTAATCTATGGTTATTTATTCCATTAGATCTTCCTCTATATAGGAATCAACATGATCAGGAAGATCTTCTGGGTTTTCTAACTCTAATTCAAACAATAAAGGATGAAATTGTTCCTCAAGTAAGTATGAATAATAATTATATAACTCTTCAGTATTATACCTTATTTCATTATCAGCAATTACTTTTATACTTGGCATATCTTCCTGAGATTCACCAAGATCTTCTAAATCATCAAATGTAAATGGGATTCCATTTATAAAATACATCAAAACTATTTTGGTATTTTTATTTAACCAATCACTATACCAACAATATGTTGTATCGATCCTATAATCCATAGGAATATCCCAAATCTGAAATATTTATAGACTAAATTCCTAAGATCTTACGTTGTCTCTCAAAATACCCATGAAGAATCCATGAACTACTATTCATCTTTTCTTCTCCACCAATACCAAACTCAAAAATAACCCTATCATCATCTTTAAATCTATCATATTCAGGTGTATTAGTTTTACCCCGATCACCACCATTACAAAAAATAACCTTATCAGCAATACCTAAACATTTTTCAATAGCACCACAAGCAGATTCATCAGCATCATCCCAAGAAATAACAGCATCGACCATATTTAAATTTCTAACAATATCTGCTCTCTCAGTCCAACATTGAAAATACTGCCCTTTCTTTCTTTTAAGCCAAGGATCTCCATTCAAACCAACTACGAGATAATTTGAAAGATCCTTTGCTCTCTCAAAATATCTTATATGTCCACTATGAATAGGATCAAATCCACCAGTAACTAAACTAAGTTTATCAAAAAACATTATGATCCATCCTGATTCCAATCTGTATGCATACGAATAAAATCATCTTCCTCATTTTCTTCCTTATCCTCTTTTTTCAATTGACGACGATATTCATCATGAAGTCTTTCCATCGCCTTTTGTTTTTCATTTTTCATTGAAAGCAGGACCAGCGTACTTTATTCTTTCTGGGTCAAGTAACTTATTTACAACTTCCATAACATCCATAAACTGTTCTGTTGTTTCACATGTAATCGTTCTTTCTTCTCCATCATCAGAAATGATAAGAAAAGATCTATTACATACATCGATAATGGTTCGATTTACCCAATCATCATCCATACAAACTTTCCACCTAGTGCGAGAATCATATCATATGTAGAAAAGTTTGTCAAGTACTAAATTCCGTAATCAGATCTAACTACTTCAAAATTATTCCTAATCTCACTTTCAGTTAAAGCATGATCATAATATTTAATATTACCCATAGACCCAAGCCAAGGATATTTGGCTCCTGATGATGATGAAGTTTCACCCATAAATGTTGATTCTGAACGAGATCCAATCCACCCAAATCTTGGAGACTCATTATCCTCTTGAGAACCTATTGGCATATGCGTATTAGTATCCACACCTACTGCAACGCCATCAACATAAAGTACAACAGAAGAAGAGGTGCTTATACCAGGTCCATATGTTAACGTAGTACCTGCACCAGTTGGATTACTATCAAAAGTAACTGCTATCTGATGCCAACTATCATCTCTTAAATCCGCAGAATCAAAAGCAACTATATCATTAGTACCAGTAGAAGTCTCTTCAGTAAATGAAAAAGCAGGTTTTCCTTCACTATTATTTACTTCAGAACTTCCAAGTGAAAATTTCCAAACAGAACTTCTATCAAATGATATAATTGCTCTCTCATCCCTATTTCTTGCTGGAGATATTGTTCCACTTGTAGCTTTCACCCAAGCTTCAATAGTCATTGCAGATATTTGATCTTCAGAACCACTTTCATATTTTAAAGTCTGAATAAATAAACCTATTCCTGAATCAAATGCTGTTCCAGTCCATACAAATTCTTTTTCAGTTTCATTAAATGATACCCTACTGGAAGCACCTTCATGAATAACAGCATGATATTTGTTATCACTCATATCAGTCCAATCAGATCCAGCTGCCATAAACTTAGAATTATTTTTAGCATCATAATGTAATATTAATCCACTATATTTCACTGATGGTTTTTCTATATCGACTGATTCTATTACATTTATTATACGTTGAGTATTTGCTCTATTATCATCAAATCCAACTTCTTCTCTTTCATGAGCCCAATTTTCTATCTGATCATCCATCCTAGCTTCTTTTAAAGCATTAATATCAGCCAATTTTGCATCTCTTAATATTCTTAATCTATTAATCTCATCCGTTGCTGCTTGTTGAGCAGCAAGACAAGCAACACATGCTGGCACATCTGGTCCAGACTCAGCAGTATTTGCCCATTTATTAACTACAACATGTCTTCCATAGTTTGGTCCACTTATATAAACATCATATTCCCAATCATAAAGTCTAAATGGGCTATTATAGTTTCTATTCGCACCACCCTCAGTTACATTACTAATAACTAAATCTTCTAAAGTAGCATCACCAAAAGGATTTGGATTAGTTTTTTCATACTTATTACTATACTGTTCTAATAATATTTTATCACCATAAACAGTACTACCAACTCCAACAGCAACACCATTTAAATATAAAGTTCCTCTTCCATGCCCTGCAGGATCATTAATAGAACATCCAGCACTAATAGCAGTATTTTGTTCAGATATTATTAATTCCTGTTGAGTTCTTATTTGTTGATTAAATTCTATTATTTGCTTATCTAATGGTTCTAAAATAGCACTATATTCTTTTACTCTTCTACCAGATTCCTTAATTGAAGATTCTTCTCTAACTTTTGGACCAGTCTTAAATACATTAACTTCAGTAACTTTATCTCTTACCCATCTACCTTGATCATTTAAATAGACATCTGTCCTCTCTATACTACTCGGTAAAGTAGAACCAACTGCAATAGTTGCATCATCTCTACTATATACACCTTGTGTATTATCTAAATCTAGTTTATACGATGTGGTTAAATTTATAATATTGGGATTAGTTGCCATTTTCGCATTAAATATAGTATAATGAATTATTTAGATCTATTATGAAAGTTGCTCTTCTTCTAACTGGATATATGAGAAATTGGGAGAAACATCTTCCCAATATAAAAGAAAATATTGTAGATAAGTATTCAGCAGATGTTTATATTACATCATACAGTTACTCAGAATTATTTAAAGGATCTGGTTTAATAAATGTCGATAAAGATAAATTAATTAAAGAATATCAACCAAAAAATTATATATTTAGAGATAAAGAAACTCTACCAGAATTTGAATTTAAAGTGAATGGATTAGAAAGAAATGGTAGAGAGTGGTCATATAGAATTTTGAAACAATGGTATACCATATATCTAGCATTAGATTTGTTTGATCCAGAAGATTATGATGTAGTAATAAAATGTAGAAGTGATTTCTCTACAAAAAATTTCAATATTAAACCAGATAAAGACCTCGTAATTCCTGCATGGAAATATCATCCAGGTCCTTGTGAACCCAATGAATCATACATAGATTATTTTGTACATGGTAATGGAACATATATGAAAAAATACTTTAAAACATACGAAAAATTAAAGGAACTGCATGATAATGATTGGGGCGATATCTCACTAGGAGAAATTATAATTAAATCATATATTGATCGATATATTGGTGCAGAACATGTTACATATGATTATGATATGGATTGGTTGATGCGAGATGAAATATGGGCTTCTGAAAAAGCAGAATTATTCCCTTTAGAAGGACTTTTTGCTATTAATGCACAGGCAGATGGAATAAGTGGATTTCAAAATAATAACACTAAATCATTATATCAAACTGATAATGAGAATTTATGGAATTCAAATCAATTAAGATTAACTCGACGATTTTACTATAGAATGTTGGATACGGATCAACCAATAGGTGTCGAATTAACGGCAAAGCAAGAAAAGAATACTAAAGAAATTGAATCAAAACAAAAGAAAGCAGATTTATTAATAGAAAAGATGCTATATTCTCATTTCTTTAACTCTAACCACTGAGAAGGATGTGTAGATCCTTGATGATGATTAAAATTATTTTGATTTAATGTAATACGTATATCACCAGCAACAACAATACGTTCAGATTTTCTTTCCATAATCTTCTGTGTATTGTGAAATACATTACTAGGGAACATAACAACTGTTCCCTCTTTAGGAGTAATCGTATAATAATTACAATTATACTTATTATATCCCAATAATGTATTTTTCTTATCTGCTATTTCAAATAATCCACCAGCAACTTCATTACAATTACTACGTTGACTAATACAAAGTTTATCTGATGTTGAATCAGTCTTTAGATAATATACAAAACTTATATTAGATTCATTATGATAATGAGGTGGAATAGATGGAGTACTATCATCCTTATGATATCCGACCCAAGTTTTTATAATATTATAACTCAACAACTTATGGTCAACATTTAAATGTTCCATATATTGATCAAGATTATTCTTTAAAGAATTAAAAAATAATTTATATTTTGGTTCAAGATGAGCAAATATTCTTCCAGAATATTCAGGACTTTCATTCTCGTACCCATTAAACCAATAATCTCTTAATGAGTCTATATTATTTTTTTTAAATTCTTCATGACAATCTACAGTTCCTTGATAAACAACTAAAGGAAAAATCTCATGAACTTTATTCACTATCCACCATTAATAATATACTCTTCATTATCTCCTGGATAGTCTGCTTCTGTCAAGCCCCTATACTCTGGAATGTTCTTAGATGTATCCTTTCTTTCTGCGAAAACAATATAAAAACAATCTATAGGTTTATCATCTGGGTCTTTAACAATTACAAACTCATCCGTAAATGATACTACATTAAGATGAAAATGTCTATCTCCAATAGGTTGTAATTGTACAGTAATACTGTCCTTATCAACTAAATCTTTCCAATAATCTGGTAATTTAATCTTGTTAGAAGATTTTAATCTTCCTCTAACATATACATCTGCTGTTGGACCTTCAACACAAATATATCTTAGACGATGATCTTCTTTTGATGGATGTGGTATATCAAAAGATTTCTTAGCATCCCACATTCTTGATGATGATGACCAATCTCTACCCTTTATTATAACTCTACCACCTTGAACAGAGGTCAACTTTGCCCCCGTAATAGTTACCATTTTTGCTGCAGCAATATGAGTTGAAGCAGCTGCAAGAGAACAACTTTTACCCGCAATTGTAGTAGTTCCAGTAATAGTATTTGTTTTACCAGTAATAGTATTAACTGCACAAGTACTGGTAAATAATGCTCCAGTACACATATGAGTACCAGTAGTCAAATGCATACCAGTTTGACTATGAGCACCTACAAATTGAGTTACACCCTTAGAAAAAATACTAACAGGGTTAGTTACACCTGGTCCAACAGTTAAAGATGCAAAATCTAATCCATTCTGTGCTAAAGATCCAAAATAACCACAATATGCATCCAAATATCCACCACCAGGACGTAACATAGCAAGTGGTAACTGGATTGCTGATCCAACAAATGAATTAATAACATGAAATACTCCAGCATCTCCTTCTGGAGTTGTAAAACCTGACATAATTACCTCCTATCCACAGCTCTTGCCAATTGCCTCAAATATAGATGCCCAATTACCAGCAGTAAATGCTTTAATAAGGCTTGCAGTATCTAGTGCACCACCCACTGCCATTTTTCCACCATGAGAAAAATCTCCAGCAAATTGAAATCCTTTTGTTGCAACAGCACACATACTACCACATGCAAATCTAATCTCATCATCAGTCTTTAATGTTATTTGTCCATTTCCTATTACATTAACATTACCATGCTTATCACTATCTTTATCAGGAGCAATTGCCTCCATGTATATATTTTTTGCCCTCATCCTAATATTTCCCGATTCAGCAGTTAAAATAATATCTCCATTCTTAGCAACAATTGCTCTTGATATTGCATCATCTTGATCAGGATCTATATTCCAACCACTAGTTTCAGTATATGTTCCAGTAACCTGCTCCTCTTTATTACCATTTTTACCCCAAACAACTGTAGAATCTGTTGAGGTAACTACAGTAAGATCCCTCATTTGACTATCTTTACTTTCTGGTCCAAGAGGACCACAATGAATCATACAATGTGGATTAGCAGTAACTGTATAATCAGGAGCTTTATTATTTGGTTGATTATTTTCTGACATAATTTAACTAACTAACACAATCGACAACTTGAACTATTTTATTAGGATCTACCGATTGCAATCTATTATCCTTAGTAAATTCAGATAAAGGAATAAACTTAAGTCTAGTTCTAAAGTCTGCACCAACACCAGTTCTGCTATTTATTCTAACTCTGGGTATTCTGGTAAATCCATATCCAGAAGATACTATATCAATATCTACTATCTGACCAGCTTCATTAACTTCTATAGTTGCAGATGCCCCATTACTACCATCTCCATCATCCGTAGCATCAGGACCTCCACCACCATTAACAATTTCAACAGTATCACCAGGAGTATATCCAATACCAGTATTAATAATATCAAGTTGATTAATTATAGAAATTGCACTACTTCCATCATTCCCAGTTGAAGGGGTTGTTGTTGTAGTATCAGGTGAAGTTATTGTAGTATCAACGTCATCACCAGTTCCCGTATCATCATCATCACCATCATCAATTGAAACAATATCATCTGGAGTAGTAGTTGTAGTATCTGGATCAGTATCAGTAGGTATTGGATCTACTCCAACGTCATCAGGAAGTGTTGTAGGATCTTCATCGTCAGGAAATATAAGTTTTTTATCATTAATTAACTCTATTGTAAGATCAACAGTCTGTGTTTTTTGTTTATTAGTATTCAAACCACTAAATCCAGAACCATCACCAATTTGGAAATAATCTGGTGCATTCTCATTTATTACAGTTAAAGTATAAGTTTGTGTTAAAGATGTACTTCCAGTAGGAAACTCTGTAGATAAGGGTATTACAACACTTAATGAACCATCAGAAGGTAATGAACTAGCACCATCAACATCAAGTGATACAGAAGTTGCATTATTAGTCTGCCACATTATATTAACAACATCTCCAGGAGTTGCTAGATATTGAGATAAAGAAAGTGATTCAATTTCTGGTGGATCTGTATTTGGTCCTACAGCATCTGGAACTGATCCTTCTTTTTGAACTGTTAATATAAAATCTCTCTCTGTTATTTCATCAGCAGAATCTTGTTTAGTCTTTGTTGCTATTAAAGTAAACATTATTGTAGTTGTATCAGATCCTGAAGGGAATTGAACCATATCATCAGTAATTGGAATATTTACAGTACCTATAATAGGTAATGCAGTAAATCCTGGTTGATTCTTTAAGGATACTAAGTCTGCATTTGCAACATCCCATGATAAAGATACAGTCTGATTAACAACAATTGGATTGGGTGCTCCAACAAAAGAACTTATAACTGGAGCTCCACCAGTATAACCATCACTATAATCATCTCCTGGATTAGTTATTACTATATCATCCAATGTTCCATCATCACCAATAAATGCACCTGCAGAAGCATTATTTCCACATCCAGCAGGGTCGACAATAGAAACAAAAGGTGGAGATGTATAATTTTCACCAGCATTCAATATATTAGTACCAATTACTTGACCAATAGTATTAACAACTGCTTGAACAGCTGCTCCTGTTCCACCACCACCAAAAATTATTACTTGAGGTAATCCACACTCGAAAGTTCCTGCATAACATTGACCAGGAGATTGACTAAAAGTATGAACCTTACCAGTTGGTGAAGTATATGTTATGTCCTCACCTGTTTCTTCCCCAAAGAAATTATCCATCCAATCATTTGCAGTATCAAGAACCCCTTCTGCAAAATCATCAGTAAGAAATTCAAAATTATTCCAGTTAGTTGCTCTTGTATCTTTCTCACCACCCCATATACCAGGAGTAAAATTACTTACTGCTGGACAATTTGGAGTCTTACAAAAAAGTCCTTCATAACCCAATATAGCATCTACCGCACTCATTACAGATCCAGTAATCTTAGCAATACCACCTAAAAGATCATTAATTTGATCAAAAACTGGAGCAAGAGCATTATCAATAGTATTAACTAAATTATTAATCAAAGCATTTGTCCAACTCTCAATAGCACAAAATGGTGCATTAGCAACTTGTCCAATAAGAGAATATAAAAAATCTAAAACTAAATCAACTAACCCATCTATAATATTATCAAATACACAGAATATCTGATCTAATGCTAATTTAACTATAGATTCCTTTATCTGTTTCAAAAGTGGTGTAAGGAACATTTCTAATATTCCCCGAACAAGCTCTTTAATCTTTTTCAATACCCAATTACGAATTCTTTGAACCAAAATCTTTAATATTCCTGCAATTGCTCTCGAAGTTTTAGATACTTGATGCTGTAAATTAGCAACCTTATTAGTTGCCCCATTAATATAAAGAGTATTATATTTTTTAACACCCTTCAAAAATATAAAAAGTTTTTGAATCCAAGTGCTAATCTCACCCATAATTCCTTCACCACATTCCTCAGATCCAATAACAATCTCTTCATTTGCTCTTGCCAAATATGTTCTATAAGAAGCAGAATCCATATATGTAAATGGAGTTATTATCTTCCCACTATCATCAAACAAATAATCTGGATAACAATCTTTATCAGCATTATAATCCAACCATGTAAAGGTATGATCCGAATTCAAAAATTTTGGATTAACCTCCTCTATCTGGGTTCCAGTAAATGTTGTAGTACCAATACCTGAATTTGTCATGCTATATTACCCGTATGATAAGTGGGATAAAAATCAGATGCTGGAGGAACATCAATAGAAAATGTACCAACTGCCTCAGATTGAGGAGCTCCTGACATTTGGAAGTTTTTAACAACTCCATCTGGTCCGCCACCTATTTGAAGTCTAGTTCTCATAAATTCCGTACTTTGTAATGCGTTTGATTCTGCTTCAGTAATAAAATATTTAGGATTAGTTCTACCAAGAGAGCCAATTATAAAGCATTGTTCCTTCTCACTATTCGAGAAAAACCCAACTACCCATTCACCACCAATAATTCCAGTAGATCCTCTACTTAAAGTTCCTTGTGATGTTGGTTTTAATACAAGAGCCCAACGAAGTTTATCATCAGGAAGTTGACCACCAAATTTAGAATCTTCCCCAAGAATCCTAACTTGAACTCTATCACCCCATTTAGTTAAATTAGTCTTATTAACAGTTTGATTTAAAGGAACTTGTCCTATAAACCATGATACACTTCCAAAAATTTGCGATCTATCTTCCATATCTAAGTATCAACTGTATTATCTTCATCAGAAGAACTTGATTCAGCATTATATAGTCCATTAGTATCACGAACTAGTCTCATATGAGTAAGAGATCCAAACGTAGATTCATTTTGAAACTTATGAGATAGATCAAGAATCAAATACTTTCCACTAATCCTCTCATCCGATGAACCCTCATTTTTATTACCTGAAGTAAGTTTTGGGAAATGGCATCTTATACTTTGTCCTGCTTTTAAATGTAAATTACATGGAACTACAATATCAACAATATTACTCATTAATAAATTATACCTTATAGAAGATGAAGTCTTCCATTGAGAAGGATCATTATTTAAAGCAGTACTTATTCCACACGCAGTAACATTTGAACTTGGATTAGCATCATTATTACCTGTATCTAATATTGTAAACGTACTAAAAGTAGCAGAATCATTATATGACCATGATGAAAGATCATCTACTGATAAACCTGATATGGAGGGAGCTTGGTTTAGATATTCTGCTGATATACTATTAGATCCTAAAGTAGCACTAAAATCATACTCAAGAAGAGGATTAAAAGTTTTCTCACTCATATCAAAGCTATATGGATTAAATTCAACATGCTTAGTTTTAAAAAGACCAAAGTTCTTTTCAGCACTATTATCACTTCTTTTAATAACACTAGACTTTAATATTCTACAACTAGCATGAACCTTTTCTGCACCAGCAGAAACATCGGATTCAGTATAATTATCTACTGGACTATTCCTAATTAAAGAATCTATTGCTCTAAAATTAAATCCAGTCTGGCTTTCCCAGAAGAAATAACCACCAAATGAATCAGACTGAACTGGCATAGACCTTACAGCAAGATATTCAGCAATATGAAAAGGACTCCTATTATTTGTTTTAAAATTATGAGAATTCCTAGTATTCTCTAATTTTGATAGCATACTAGTTGGTACTCCCAACTTATCTCTCAATATTACATAAAGACTATTTCTAATATTACCTTCTTGAGGTTCTGGTATTGATGTTCTTTTATTTTTTTCTCCAAATTTTGATATTAAATTAAGATGTACAATTGAATTTCTTTCTCCACCTCCATTATTATAATCTTTAAAACTATCAACTATAAAATGTTGATTATCTCCACTAAAATCAAGAACTCCAGAAGGATGATTAAGTTTAACTTTAATATCTTCACCTGCAACAAGAGGTAATGTATTAATTACTGTTCCTGTTCTTGTAGATTCTGGAGTATCATTTTGAGAATCTACCACTCCACCTTGTCCTGAATCAAGATAAGTTAAAGATCCAGTAATATATGGAGACAATAAACTCTCATAATATGAAAACTGTATAAAACCTTCCCTTAAATCATGAGCTCTATCTGTATTATTATTCTTAACGTACAGAATATCTAAATTAGGTGGTCTAGTATATGGATTTGCTTTTGTTCCTGACATTATATCATCATACCTCTATTGGAATTATTACCTGATCACGAATAGAAATAATAGTTAAATTATCATCCATCTCAGTGGATAAGACAGGACTTCTTTGAATCTTAGATACATCGTATTGCATAAATTGAGAATTACTAGATTTATTATCAAACAATGATGATTTGCTACTACTATTTAACGGTAAATTCAAATCCTGTAATCCAAAGAAACCCGTACCACTACCAGTTCTAATAATATTAGCTTCAGAAAGTCTCCTATTTGTTAAATCCCCACTATTATCATGAATCAAATTAAGTTGAATTAAATCTGCAATATTACTATAATCATTAGAAGTATAAGCTTTCTTAACCATAACAGGAAGAGAATCTGGAAATTTTCTTCCATTAAAAACAGTATTGGTTCCAGAGTGAGCACCTTTAAGACTTCCATAATTAAATGCCAAAGACATAAGAACAGAAGAAACATTAACTGGAAGTTTATCTAATGATATACCAACCTCAGAAAGTTCATCTTCAACTATAACTCTATGTCTATTATAATCATGATCCTTTAATTTATATGCTTGTTCTGTAGTAATAGTATCTCCCATTTTAACAGGTCTATCCTTATTCTCTCCAGTAATCCAAGTTGGAAGAGTAGTAGCACCAAATCCAATAGTAGGAATACCTTCAGTATCTTTATATGCATTAAGACTTAATCCTTCATATGCCCCAAGCATTTTCATTGTAGTATTTCTTAAAGAAGAATTATCACTAACAGTTGGTTTCTTAAATGTACCAAGTAATACCTGTATTATATCTAAAAGAGAATTATTAATATCATGTTGATCATCAATAAGACTACTTTGACTCAATGTATTATCTCTAAATTTCTTATAAGTATTAAAAGATTCTCCTCTAGAAGTAAGAGGTGAATTTAGATATCCAGCAGTACCACCCTTATTATATCCTTCTACTTTTGCTTCATTATTATTAACAACTAATTTATTATTATTTTCCGATTTATCCTGTTTATTATTATTTGTATCTTGACCAATACTAACAGTAACTTCTTCTCTAACTTGCTTTGCAGTACCTTCAGAAAGTTCTATCCCTTTACCGACTTGATTTTCACCCTCCTTAGAAGCTTCTTTAGCAGCTTCTTTAGATATTTTCTCATTAGATTTTTTATTTTCTAGCATCTCCTCCTCTTTTCCTGATGCTATTTCCTTAAGTCCCTCTATATCCTTTTCTATTCTAGATAATCCTTTATCACCTTCTCTAATATCTTTAAGTTTTTCTGAAAGATTCTTTTTATCATCCTCTAATTTATCCTTATTAAATGGAGATGTCTCAAAGAAAGAAACAAATCTAATTATTGCATCACTAACATTTTTAAAGAAACTCTGTATAGATTCAATAGTATCTTCATTATCTGCAAAAAACTTCTTCACACCTTCAATCAATTCAGGAAGTTTATCTAATAATACAGCAGCAGAGATAAGACCAAAAAATTCCATAATCTTACTAAACATACTCTTAGATTTACCAGCAACCTTCTTTTTAGTCTTACCTAAATTTGAAAGAAATCCTTTCCTTATACCTTCAATAAATCCTTCCTTTTTTTCTTTTTTCTTATCATTATTAATTCTTCTTAAAAGAGTATTTTCATTTTTTCTAAGTTTTATTAATTTCTTATTGTTATTAAATAATGTACTTCTAATACTCTCAGCATTAATTTTTAATTTTTTAACCTCTTTTGTTCTCATTATTTCGTCTCCATTACATTAGAATCAGCATCACTAGGAGATAATCCAATACCATATATGTTATATGATATTTCTGATCTCCATCGATTAGTATTATCAATAGGATCAATAGGAATTGCATCAGGACCTGCAGGCTTAGTAGGAAGAACTGCTGTTCTTCTTCCTCCAGTCTTTGAAGCCAGAGTCATTCCTTCTAAAAGACTAGAATCTGTAGTATCAAATTGAAAATAATTTATTCCATTATTAGATTTTTTATATGCACTTAAATCAAACGATATAGGATCTACACTAACATATGGTGTATCTAGATTACTAGTAAATCCAGACGTAAATGTTGTTAGATCTTTATTACTAGGAGTATATCCAATACCAATATTACTATCAGCTAATAATCCTGCAGTATTAGATGATGCTATTAAAATATCTTGAGAGAACATATCTCCAGATAATTTTGAATTCCATAAATTCTTATTATCAGTTTGATATAATGATAAAGTATCTAATTCATTTTTTAATGAGGATATTGAACTAGAATAATCCTTAAGTATATTATAATATTTTTCATTATTGTCACCCATTATACTAGTTCCATCTGCAAAGAATTTCCACATCTCTCCACCATAATTATTAATATCCTTTAAAGCTGGTCTAAAATTTTCTGCTATATTATTATTCATCGTAATAACTTCTTCACCAAGAGTTAATTTAGCATTAATTTTATCATAACCAGGTTCTCCAATTACAGTACCACCAGCATTCATTCCTTTTTTATCTTGTCTAATGGAATATCCTAACCCATACGGAGAATTTTTATCTCCTGCTTCACTTATCCCAGTTGTAGGAAGAGGAGTATTCCATTGGGTTTTTTCTGAAAATGCATTTGAAAAAGCAGGAAATCTACTATAAACATCTTCAATAGTTTCACCCTTTATAGTAAATTGTGATTCAAATCCAGCAATCTGACGATTATGTGTATCTACCTTCTCTTGGAATTCTGCTACCCTTGCAGCAACTCTATCATAAACACCTTGCTCAAATTCAGGTAAATTATTAATATCCAATCCACGTTTTGCCCAACGTTTTTCATTACTGGCCATTTGTTTCTGCCACTTTAATAATTGATTATAATCTTTACCTCTTCTTTGTAACATCCCATCATATATCAATAACATCTGATATTCCCCCTTTTCTTCCTTAGTCAAATGCTTATCACGTTCTTCTTCTGATGCACCAAGTCCATATTGTACTAATACCTTTCTTGTCTTTATTCCCCTTGATATAAATTCCTCATTATCACCCCATTTTCTGCGATTTTGCATTCTATCTGCCCAATTCATTGCAGCAAAAGTGCCTCCTGCAAGAGCAGCAATAGCTAAAATAGGCCAAGCAATTGGTGAAAGAGCAGCAAGTGCAGTTCCAATTAAACTAATTGTCCCCCAAATACCACTAACAACAAGAGCAAGAGATCCTGCTATAGCAAGAACACCACCAATAGCCAATCCACCAGCAATCCAATCCCAATTACCAGTTAACCAATCAAAAATACCACTAACTTTCTTTTGATTATCAGGGTCACTTAACCATTTAAATCCAGTATCAGCTAGAACTGCTCCACCAAATAAACTAAAGAATTCTAAAATTTTATCAAATATACCTCTTGCAGGTTTAATAACTTTATCTAATTTCTTATTTGTTTCTCTAGTATTCTTATTAACCTTCTCTAAATCTTCTTCATCTTCTTTTTGCTTCTTCTTTAAAATAGAATCTCTAATAAGATCTAATTTTTCTTTCTTTTCAGCAATTCTAGATGCAAAATCTAATGCTAATTGATTTTGTATCTCTACTAATATCCTATTCGTTTCTTCTATTGGATCTTCCTTACCACCAAAAGGTTTTTTCTCTGCTTCTAAAACTCTTTTAAGAAGAGTAATCTTTCTTACATTACTACGAACAGTACTAGATAAAGATTCAAACTTAACTTGTAATTGTGAAACAATATCTACAAGAGGATTTGCTTTTGGTACATCTAACTTAGGTGTATCAAGAAAAGATGGTTGAGATCCTATTGCTTTTGCAAGTCCACCAAAAGAAACTTTTGGTGTAATAGAAGCTCCAGAAAACACCGAAGAAGATATAAGACTCTTCTTTAAATTCAATTTAGGTGTTTTAATTTCTTCTAATGCCACTTACTTTTGCTGTTGTTTTAAATTTTCTTCCTCGATATACTGTTGAAGTAATGTAACATACACTTCCCGTTCCCAAGGCATCATATTTTCTAAGTCTACTAAACTATATTTATGATACTGCATCAACGCAAAATTCGTCTTGAAATAGACTTCAAGACTAGTATGTGACATTACTAGTTGAAAAAAGACGCTAAGCCCTCCAGTACCACGTCACTCTTCACTTGCGTTTCTGGATTTTCAACTTTAACCGTATGAGAAAGTTTAGGCATGGTAGTAAAGAATTTTTCAATTTGCTTAAACTGTTTGGTATTCATTTGTTCAACAAATTCCATCAATTCTTCTCTAGTACAATCAGATGATGCCCATGCTTCATCTTCAGTATATACCTGATCAATACATGATGTAATCATAGTCAATGATTGATCAACATTCTGGTTATTCTGTATTTCAAAATTATTTTCAACAAATTGCTCAATAGAAGGATATTTCATCTTCATTGATAATGAATCATCTAACTTGATCAAAGCATCATGTTTTTTATCTTTCTTAACCTTAATATCATCAATATTAATTTCCATTTTAACTTGAGTTTTCATGTCATCTGGACATGTAACATTCACTTCAACAACTTCACCAACTGATTTAGCACGAATATTTAAGAAAATATATTCAATATCAAAAGTTGATAACTCAAGTACATTAACATTTTTAGTTAAAATACATGCTTTCATAATTTCCACAATAGCATTAGTAATCTGGCTCATATCCTCAGATTCTAATGCCATAATAAGAATTTTCTCTTCTCTTACTAAAAAAGGACGATATCTAATCTTTTTTCCAGTAGAAGGAACAACCAACTCATAAGTTGGAGTATTAATTTTTGGTAAAGGCATAATCTATGTATTTCAGATCGTATATTTATATATAAGGGTTATTTTAATTAAGATGTAGTATTAAGAGGTGTATTCTCTCTATAAATTCTATATCTATCATATACCATATTAACAGTAACTTGCATAACTTCTGCTTCACCATATGCTAAAGGAGATACTGTAACTGATTTAGGAAATGCATTTATTAATTGATATGATATCTTAGTTGCTGCAGTTACTCCATAATTTTTCTCAAATTTGGTAATATAAAATCCACTCTTATTCTTATAATAATTGGGATAATTAAATCTTCTATAATATGATCCTACAGGTTCAGAGTACATATTAATCTCATCTGGATCAGTTTCTTTACTATTTCCACCAGAAACATAATCCAACCATGCTTCAAAGAAAGTTAAAACAGTATAATTTCTATCAAGATAGAATGAGAAACTAAGATCAGTATATAATCTAGTATGAGCAAACTCTTGTGGAACTCCCATAAAATTATCTTTCACATCGCTTGTAGCCAATTGAGAATTTGGTACATCTGCTGATAAACAAGAGATTGCTAATTTTCTCTTAAAAGTTGAATTCCAACTAAACCCATAAATTGGTTGCAAAGAAGTATTATTAAGATGATCTATAAATGGTGTACTTCCACCTTGTGTACCCCAACCATTAGTAATACTAACTTGGAATTGATTAGACCTGGCAAACCCACCATCAGCAAGTTGTTGTCTAACATTCTGACTAGTAAGAGTCTCTATATTTGGTATGCTTGGCATTTCTAAATATTTGATATTAGCCTTTGTTATTATTATTTAGATGGCATATAAAGGAAAGTATAGACCAACACGACCCCAAAAGTATAAGGGTGATCCAACTAGGATAATATATCGTTCATTATGGGAACGAAAATTCATGCAGTATTGTGATCAAACTACGAATATATTAGAGTGGGGAAGTGAAGAAATAGCACTCCCATATCGTTCACCAGTTGATGGTAAAAAGCATAGATACTTTCCAGACTTTTATATAAAGGTAAGAGAAAGTAATGGTCAAATTAAAAGATATATTATTGAAATTAAACCACAGAAACAAACAATAGCACCTAAAGTTCAAAAGAAAAAAACTAAGAGTTATATCTATGAAGTCTGTGAATATGCAAAAAACCAAGCAAAATGGAAAGCAGCAGAAGAATTTTGTAAAGATCGTAGATGGGAATTTAAAGTTCTAACAGAAAACGAATTAGGAATTAGAAAATGAGTAGAGTCAAATCTGTAAAAGAAAATATGATTGGATCTGAGGATCCTGATGATTTAATGTTAGAAATAATAGATGCCCTAGAAGAAGGTGAAAAGACTCCAGAACCAGGTGAATTTTATATATTCGTATATAATCCCAAGACTCCAAATATTAGATATGATCAAAATCCCTTAGTTGCTGTAACTGCTGTTTATGAATGGGGTTTCAAAGGAATTAACTTTCATTGGAATGAAAGTAGACAATATACATGGGGTGAAATCGCTGGTGGTCTCTATCAAGTGAACTCTGATGAACTAAATGACCTTGATGGAATACCTTTTGCAAAATTTAGGCTAAATAACTAAAAAATAATATAAATGGCAGCAGTATTACGATATCCATTTGAAGCAATCACGTCAAATACGGATTATCTTCAACTTACTATCAAACAATATACTAACGAACCTCCATCAGATCCATCATATGGGAATATCACAAATGCTCGTGATGTAGGAACTTCTGCTAGTGCAGGAAATCCAAATCCTACACAAATTGTAGATAATGGAATCATTTTATTACCTATGCCATCAAATATTCAAGATGGTACTACAGTAGGATATGGACCAGATACTTTAGATGCTATATCCAAAGCTGCAATGGAAATTGGTACAGGTGCTGTAGAAGCAACATCAGAGAGTATTGCTAACGCAATATCACCTGGAAAAACAACAACTGGTGGAACTAGCAATCTAAGAGCAGCACTTAGTAAAATTGAAACTGAATCACCAGAGATACTTAAAGTTCTTCGAGATAGATTAACTGCAAAAGCAGTAAGTATAATACCTGGTGTAAATGTAACTGCAAAACAAGTAATAGCAAGAACTCAAGGTAAAATTGTTAATCCTAATATGGAATTACTCTTTAATGGAGTAAATCTTAGACAATTTAGATTCCAATTTACAATGAGTCCTAGAGATCGTACAGAATCTGGGCAAGTTAAATCTATTATAAGATCTTTAAAGAAAAATATGGTTCCTAGAGTAAGTGGATCAAAAACTTTTCTAGATAGACCAAATATATTTGAATTACAATATAGAAAAGGAAATCTTAATCATCCTTTCTTACATAAGTTTAAAGAATGTGCCTTAACAAATATATCAGTAAATTATACTGGTAATAATGTATATGCAACTTATGAAGATGGTACTCCTATTACTACAATAATGGATTTAACCTTCCAAGAACTAGTACCAATATATGATAAAGATTATAATGATCAAAATAATGATGGTAGTGCTGGCAATTCATTTAATGATAGTCAATTAACATATAGACCAAGACAAGAAACAGAAGGAGTTGGATACTAATGGGATATTTTAGAGAACTACCAAATTTAGAATATCTATCACCTCTATCTGATAGAAACTCTGCTTCAGAATATATTCAAGCAAAAAATATATTTAAAAGAGTTAAATTAAGAGAAGATTTTCATAACTCATTTACAAGATTTGAAAAATATCAAATTGTAGATGGTGAAAGACCAGATCAGGTTGCAAAAAAATTATATGATAGTTCAAAACTTGATTGGGTTGTTTTAATATCTGCTGGTATTACAAATGTAAGAAATGAATGGCCACTAGCAGAAAGAGATCTTTACGAATTTGCACTATCTGCTTATGGTGCTGATATAAATGCTACTCGTTTTTATGAAACTATTGAAGTTAAAGATTCAAAAGATAGAGTAATTTTACCAGCAGGACAAGTTGTAGATTATAACTTTAAATTACCAACACCAAAAATAGATACAAGTCCCACATCATCATATGTACAATATTGGGATAGTGGTTTAAACCAATTGATAACTAAAACTCAAATTACAAAATCAATTAGTAACTATCAATATGAAACTAGAGAAAATAATAAAAAAAGAGGTATTTACATTCTAAGAAATAATTATCTACAACAATTCTTAAATGATACTAGAGGATTAATGAAGTATAAGAGATCCAGTCAATATGTATCAGAAAGATTAAAACGAACTGAAAATCTTAGAGTAAAATCACCCTAATAATAATTAAAATTAATAACTACCCTACGGTCTGCATTAGTGACTGATGTACCACCATGCCATACTTCTGAAGGAAATATAATAATTCTATTAGCAATAGATTCTACCTTAGTACCACCTTTAAAATAAGTATAACCATCACAGGTATTTAAATAATAAATTGCAACATTCTTAGATACCTCATCTTGATGTAATGGATATTCTATGATTTCGTTTGTATGAATCTTAGCGTTAAGTTTTATACGAACCCAAGAATTAACCGATAATGCATCTCTAAATGTTCTATCAATTTGTTCATAAAAACTACTAGCTGGCATATCATCCACATAAAAATTATGGCAATAATGACGTCTATATTCATCACCATCATGTATTTGCCCATAACTATACAACAAATCCTCACCTAATAAATCATTTGATAATTGATCAAATATATTAGGTTCTAAAAAATTATCAATTATACTAATATCATGTTTTACCATTTTTTAATAGGACAACTCGATATCTTCATTTTTACCTTTTGTTGTAAATAACATCCACACTTTGCACATCTCTTAGATTTTTTTATAAAATGTTCACATGCCTGACATATATCATATCTTCTTTTCCTTTCAAAATCATCAACAAATAATTGATCACCATTCACAAATGCTTGCATAGTTTTTGCAAGAGTGTCTGATAAATTTTTTCCTTGTTCACCTAATGAGGGTAACTCTTGAGTCATTGATCAATGAAACCTTCCACCAATATTAAACCATCCAGTAATAACATACTTATTCTGTGCACTACCTGCTAATACCAAATTACCTTTATGTGCATGAGTCATACCAGCTGGCCAAATTATCAATTTACCAGTTTCAGGTTTTATTCTTTTTTTATAATATAAAAATTCTGTTTCCCCACCCTCAAAATCATCATTTAAATATACCATCCACACTAAACATCTAGAAGCATCATTATCAGATGTAGTATTCTCATCATGCCACACATGATAACCTCCACCAGGTGGAGTCATCTGTACTTTCTGACATGTTGAATAAAATGTTTCTGTTTTTATATGACCAAATACATGAATATACTCTTTTAACTTGGCAAATATTACTTCATTTAAATCACGATCTGGTCTACCATCCATCTTTAAAGACATATGACCCAAATCTATTGAATAACCAAATCTACCTGCCATAGACTCTGGAAACTGATCATCTTCACACCATACAGAATCAGTAGTCATATAATAATCCATTGACCTCATTATCTGACGACACATCATAGATGGAATACATTTTTCGTATATTCCTATAAAATCTTCATACTTTCCAGGAATATATGGTACATCTAATGGACCAAATTTTACATTATCATTGTCTTCATTATTATTATCATCGTCATTATCTTGTTCTTTAATATGATTTTCATTATTATCTCTAGGATCTATATTATGATCCTGTTGTTTAACTTCATCTACTGGAGAATCCTCATTCTGAGATATTTGTATCTTCTGTATTGTCTTCATCTTCATTTAATTCATCCTCCTGTAAAGGTATATTAATTCCCTTAATACCTCTGGGTCATTATGATCCATATCTAAATCAAATTATAACATAATTTATATATATCGTCAATCAGAATCTACTTAGTACCAAAAATCTCCGAATTTCCACTTAGAACTGTATACTTATTTCCAGAAATTGCATATCCACCTCTTCCACCTGTACCTTCACGGGTATTCTCACCTTTTTGTCCATAATTTCCTCCACGTCCACCATTTTCACCCTTCTCACCGTCTTCACCTTTATTACCTTTTTTACCAGTATTACCTTTTTTGCCTTTACCACCAGTATTTCCTTGAGTCCAAAATCTATTTCCTGATTTTCCCTTAGCCCTATTCGCTCCTCCAGAATAACGATTTACTTTATTACATCTTTTAATTTCACCTGCATTACCATTTTCACCTTCACTACCTGCATTACCTGAATTACCTGCTGTTCCTTCTTCTCCTGTTGCACCTACTAATCCAGCTTGACCACTAGAATATGATACACCTGCTCCATGTCCACCAAATCCACCATTTCCACCTCTTCCACCTTCTCCACCATTTCCACCATTTCCACCAGCTCCACCTCTTCCACCATTTCCTGCAGCTGCTTGATTAATTGAGGAAGAATTGAAATTATGCTTATATGTACATCCTAAATTAGCTCTACAATATCTACCACCTGAAGCTTCAGTTTGTGTACATCTAGAGTCTACTAATGAATCGAATCCAGTTCTACAACGATTTCCTTGACTGCCATCAGAAGTATTATAATTATCAGATGTATTCCTACAATTATTTTTACATCCTTCAGCAGTAGTACATCCTGCTCTATTTCTAGTACATTTAACATTACGATCCTTTTTTCTCCCATCAAACGGTCTCCATCTTCTTCGTACTCTTCTCACACATCTTTCATCATCTTGTCTATTATAATTCCATTCATATCCACTACATTTAGAACCAGTAACATTATAATTCTTATAACATCTCATAGAATTAGAATTACCATCAGCTCCATTTTCTCCTTTATTACCATCAGCCCCTTTATTACCATCAACACCAGTAGCACCTTTCTCACCAGCAGCACCACCACCGCCACCACCAGCAATCATTCCTCCACTGGATACACTGATTGAAATATTGGATGAACTACCACCTGGATTAACATATAACGCACCTCCACCATCACTCCCATTAGCATCATTACTTTGTCCACCATCTCCACCTCTACCTATAATATCTTTATTTACAATAAGTTCAAAATTATGTACATTAACTGAAGGATCAAATTTTGCAGCAGGATCTGTATTAGTATTAGTAGTACTTGCATCTACATTACCATCAACAATATGATCCTTTTCTACATTTTTTGATAATTCACCAGTATTCCAAGGAGAATCAATATCATAATTGCCACCAGTCTCATCAGATGTTAGAGTTATTTCTATTTTCTTTACAGTATCTCTATACCCTTCCAAATTCATTGCAGCATCTTCTACTGCACTGGTTTTTACATTACCAGTATTTGTTCCATCATTAAATCTTGAATCAGGTACAACATGACTAGTTGAAGTTGCAGTAGTCGTTCTTATATAATCAGATACTTTAACTGCTCCAGTAGGACCACCAAAATTAGTCCTTAATTGACTAAAACTAATAGCACCTGAAGTAAAAAATCTATCGGCATTACCACCATTATATGTTGTATTATGAGTTGGCATCTACAATGACAATTACACTTTCTTTTTTTTATTTATAACCACAATAAAAAAGGAGACTCAAGTAAATGAATCTCCTTATATTTTCCTTACTAAGGATTAATTATTCTGCAGCAAGTTGAGCAAAATAAGATAAGGTATCATCCTCATCTTCACTAGCAGATGCTACACCTGCACCAGCAGCAGCAACAACTTTTTCTGCTACACCACGATCATTGTCTTCATCAACAACTTCTGGATCTTGACGAACAGTAGTTTTATTACCAAGAACATAACCAAGACGCTTCTTCAAATCTTCATAAGACTTGAACTGATCAGCAGCAACAAACTCTTCAAGAGAGAATTGTTTCTTCCATAATGCTTCCATTGCATCATCATCATCTAAAATAGGACTTTGAGCAGCAAACTCAGAAGAGTCATAATTTCTATAACCAGCAACGTTCTTTGCCTTCAATTTGAAGTTAGCACCTTGCCAGAAATCAAATGGATCAATTGCTTCCTCAT